CATCTGAGGTAGAAGCAGAATAATGGCACAACCATCATCAAGACAAGGATTAATTGACTACGGACTTAGGCAACTAGGTGCTCCCGTGCTGGAAATTAATATTGATGATGATCAGATTGATGATTTATTAGATGATGCTGTACAGGTTTTTAATGAAAGACATTTTGATGGTGTTGAGGAGATGTTCCTTAAACACGAATTTACGCAACAGGAAATAGATAGAGGAAAAATTCATCCCGGTTCTAGTGGAATATCAACATCATCAATAGTTGGAACTGCTGGAACATCTACAACTATTACAGCTGGATATGGATCCACTGTTTCACAATTTACTGAAAACTCAAACTTTATTCAAGTTCCAGATTCTGTAATTGGAATTGAAAAAATATTTAAGTTTGATAGTAGTTCAATATCTGGTGGGATGTTCAGTATCAAATATCAGTTATTCTTAAATGACTTATATTATTTTAACTCTGTTGAACTTTTACAGTATTCAATGACAAAATCATATCTTGAGAGTATTGATTTTTTACTCACACCAGAAAGACAGATAAGATTTAACAAAAAACAAAATCGTTTATATCTTGATATGGATTATAATTCAATTTCTGCAGGTGATTTTATAGTCATAGACTGTCAGAGAGCATTAGATCCAAATACTTTCACAAAGGTTTATAATGATCCATTCTTAAAGATGTATTTTACTGCATTATTAAAAAGACAATGGGGTCAGAATTTAATTAAATTTAGAGGAGTTAAACTTCCCGGTGGATTAGAATTAAATGGAAGAGAAATATATGACGATGGACAAAGAGAATTAGATGCAATTAAACAGAAGATGCAACTCGAATACGAGTTACCTCCTCTTGACTTTATCGGGTAGAATGTATGGCACTCAATCCCTTTTTTCTACAAGGATCTCCCGGTGAACAGAGATTAGTACAAAGTCTCATAAATGAACAACTCCAAATTTATGGAGTAGAAGTTACATATATTCCGAGAAAATTTGTAAATAAACAATCAATTATTGAAGAAGTTCAATCATCAAAGTTTGATGATAATTTTTCAATTGAAGCATATGTGAATACCTATGAAGGATATTCAGGTGCTGGAGATATTATGTCGAAGTTTGGTGTAAGTTTAAGAGATGAGATTACACTTACAATATCAAAAGAAAGATTTGAAGATTTTATCGCACCTTTTTTAGTTGATGATGAATATGAACTTGCAACTCGTCCAAGAGAGGGTGATTTAATATTTTTCCCATTAGGAACAAGATTATTTGAAGTTAAGTTTGTAGAACATGAACAACCTTTCTATCAGTTAGGTAAGAATTATGTTTATCAACTTCAATGTGAACTCTTTGAATATGAAGATGAAATTATTGATACTGGTGTAGATGCAATTGATAAGGAAGTTGAGGATGAAGGATTCATCACAACTCTGAATCTTGTGGGAACTGGTGTGACTGCAGAAGCAACTTCTGCTATTTCAGTTAACTCTGGATACTTAAGTGGTATTTCACTTCTAAACGATGGTAGTGGATACACAGGAACTCCAACAGTTTCAATTAGTACAAGTAGAGTCTCTGGTGGTACAAACGCATCAGCGGTTGCAATTACAACTGAAAGATCAGGTGTATTCTCAATTAAAGAAATTATAATGACCAATCCCGGTTCTGGGTATACATTTGCTCCAAGTATTAGAATTCTTGGTGGTGGAGGAAGTGGAGCGATTGCAACTTGTGGTATTATAACCTCTGGTCAGGGTGTCATATCATTCAACGTAACTGGAGATGGAAAAGGTTATACAACAAATCCTGCTGTGACTGTGGCAGGGCCAGGCATTGGAACAACTGCAATAGTTACTTCTATTATTGATATTGGAAGTGGTCAATTATCTTCCTTTAGATTTATAAATCCCGGTGCAGGATATACAGTTGCACCAGCGGTTACTATCGCAAATCCAGATATTATGACAGGTTATGGTAATTTCTTATATAATGATCTTATTGTAGGTCAGGCATCTAATACTGAAGCAAGAGTTAGATCTTGGGATCTTGATACCAAAGTTCTCAAAGTAACAAACGTTGGTATTGGATCGACTGTCAACGGATTTATTCCGGGAGAGGAGGTAAGAGTTCAAATAGGTATAGGTGTCACTGGATTAAAAATACATCAAACAACCTTTGTTGCTGGTTTTACCACAACTGGTAAAAATATAGGTGCTGGAACTACAATAATTAATGTTGGATCAGCAAATACAACTCAATTTACTGTTGGATCTGATGTATCACCAATTGATAGCGTAATTGGTATTGGTGTAACTGTACATTCAATATTCTCGAATGGTAATATCTTCTTGAGTCAGGCAACCTTCAATTCTGCAACATTAGTAAATCAAACTATATCAGTTGGAAGTACACAGTTTGTTTCATATAATATTCGTCAATATGATGATCGTGATATATACGATGATTACAGTAATAATGATGAGTTTGAACTTGAGGCAGATAACATCATTGATTTTGCAGAAACTAACCCATTTGGTACATATTAATGTTAGGCACTTATTTTTATCACGAAATACTTAGAAAGACGGTTATATCGTTTGGAACATTGTTCAATGATATTCATATACGTCATAAGGATAATACTGGTAAATCAATTAGCGATATGAAAGTTGCTTTGGCATACGGCCCAATGCAAAAGTTTTTAGCAAGAATTGAACAACAACCTGATTTAAATCGTGCAACTCAAATTACATTACCTAGAATGTCTTTTGAGATGACAAACATTGCTTATGATGCAACAAGAAAATCATCAATTACACAAACATTCAAAGCATCTGATGGAACAAATTTAAGAAAAGTTTTCATGCCAGTTCCATACAATATTGGTTTTGAATTAAATGTCTTAGTTAAACTAAACGATGATGGACTTCAGATAGTTGAACAAATACTACCATTCTTTCAACCATCTTTTAATTTAACTGTAGACTTAGTAAGTGTCATTGGAGAAAAAAGAGATATTAGTGTTGTATTAGATAATATATCATTCCAAGATGATTATGAAGGAGATTTTGCAACAAGAAGAGCATTAATATACACACTCAGTTTTACTGCTAAAACTTATCTATTCGGCCCTGTTGCTGATACTCCTGAAGGACTTATTAAGAAGGTTCAGTTGGATTATCACACTAACATGGATCGTGAGAATAAGAGAAGAGAACTTCGTTATGTTGCTACACCAAAAGCAGTTAAAGATTATGATGGTGCGAATACAGAAGTTCTAACATTTAACATCTCAGCAACAGCAGTTAGAATAACAGTAAATGATACATCCAACTTCTCTGTTGGAGATCGTATTGTAATTGATAGTGAGGTAATGCAGGTGAAAGAAAAACCTGATGCAACTACTTTGGTCGTTAAAAGAGGATTTGATAGAACACTTAAAGTCGAGCATCTTGAACAGGCAAAGGTTAATAAATTAACTACAGCAGATGATAATCTTATAGATATTGGTGACGATTTTGGATTTAGTGAATCTTCCAGTATCTTTACTGATTCATTACAATTCAATCCTGCAACAAGGACAGACTCATAATGAACACTAATTTTGGTGATATTGAAAAATCTTTAAACGTTGAAACATCTATTATAAAAAAAGATGAATCAAAACCTGATTTACCTAATGTTGCTTTAAAAAAGAATGATGTTGAGAAAGATTACAAGTATACAAGAGGTCAATTATATTCTTTAATTGAAAAGGGACAAGAAGCGATCAATGGTATTATGGAAGTTGCTGGTGAAAGTGCAAGTCCAAGAGCATATGAAGTTGCAGGACAGTTAATCAAATCAGTTGCAGATAGTACAGATAAGTTGATGGATCTTCAGAAGAAGATGAAAGATATAGATGAAGAGGGTACTAAAACACAAAATAATGTCACGAATAATGCTTTATTTGTTGGATCTACAAGCGAGTTGTCAAAATTACTAAAACAAGGTATTCTAAATAATAATGACTCAGAGACTACTGAATAATGAAATCCTGTAAAAAAGGATATTACTATTGCAACACTGATCAGAAGTGTAAACCCATTCCCGAAGGATCTATCGTTCGTGATGATGGTTTTCTTATGAAAGAAACCTTAGACAAAAAAGATAAACCATTTATAAAACATCTGGTTAAAAAACTAAGGAGTGGTTCTAAAACACATGCAAAACAAGCAGATAATTTAGAGAAAGCAATGAATGAGGAAGGTCTCCGTGCTTGGTTTGGTAAATCAAGTGGAACTACTAAGTCTGGACGCAAAGTAAAAGGTTGGGTTCAAGTTGGTGGTAAATATGATGGTAAACCCTGTGCTCGTCAACCCGGTCAAAAAACAACTCCTAAATGCACCTCTTCATCAAAGAGATCATCTATGAGTGATAAGGAAAGAGATAGTGCTGCAAGAAGAAAAAGAGCAGCAGATCCCGGTCAACCTCAAAAATCAGGTGCAGCAGCACCAACAATGGTATCAACTGATCCAAAGAAAAAAATGAAAGAAGATTACAAAATTTTGCCATTGAATCTAGAACTTCCGAAGAGTGCTTTAGATTTCAAACAAGGTTTAATGTTTCGTGAAAGTTTAGATACAGATAGCGGTATGCTTTTTGTATTTGACAATATTGCAAAACAGTCATTTCATATGACAGAAACATTGATACCTCTTGATATTGCTTATATCAGAGAAGATGGTATTATCGAAAGTATTAAACAGTTAGAACCTAATAATCCAATTCCAGTCCATTCTGAAGGAGATATTGAATTAGCAATCGAAGTAAATCGTGGATGGTTTGCAGAGAATAATGTAGAAGTAGGAGATCAACTTAGTGTTGAGTATGTAATACCAAATGAACCAAAAGAAAAGTATCGTTCAGAAACAGGAACAATATATGATATTATAAGTGAAGTCAAAGATAAAAAGAGTAAGGGTAGTGGTACAAAAGATGCTTGCTATCATAAAGTTAAGTCAAGATACTCTGTATGGCCAAGTGCATATGCATCTGGTGCATTAGTTAAGTGTCGTAAAGTAGGTGCTGCAAACTGGGGTAATAAGTCAGAAGCATTAGAAATGCCAATGACTGTAACTAACTCTGATAAAAAAGCAAATACCAAAGCATATCAGGATTACAAGGCAGGTAAAAAGAGTGTGAAAACTGGTAAACCTTTATACAAGGCAGCAGATCACATGAAAGAAAACAGTGTGATTGAGAGTGAATTGTTAGTTCAAGATTGGAAGAAAGATGATATCAAGTTTACTGAAGTTGAAGCAGTAGATATCATCAAACCA